CCCCGTCCGCCGCGGTTCGGTGCATAAAAGCGGGCAGCGCGAGCGTCGCCGCGCCGGTGTCGCCGGAACCGCGCATAAGCTCGACGGTCAGCCTGGCCGGGGTGATGCCGGCCGCGCCTACTCGCAGTCTTCCGGTATCGGGATCGATGGACGCGGCGCTGTCGGTGAACCCGGCGTTGTTTATGGCGTCAACGACTTCGGCAACGGTTACCCGTGCAAGGTCGGCCACGGTTGAGAAATCCAACGATCGCGTCTGCGCGTCGTGCGATCCAACCTTTATCGTAAGTTCGGACATGCCGTTGGACGTGTGATAGCGCAAATCGATCGTCCCGTGAAATCCGATCACGCGTCCGGGCCTCGGTATCGTCCCGTCGGGGTTAAGCCGTTGTGCCCTCGCACCTCCGGTTGCGAACCTTGTCTTGTTGTTTACGTTTACTCCCATGTCAATCCTCCTGTCAAAAATATCTGTGTCGATCCTTACTGGCGGATCAACCCCGGCATCGGGGCGATATAAATCCGTTCCATGTAGATGCACCCATTCTTGGGATCCGCCGTCAAGTCGGTGAACCCGTTGGGGTGCAGCCTGTACCGGCCGCCGTCGCGGCCCTCGATGTCGCCGGCCAGCAGCCCGTCCAGCTCCCCGAGGACGTAGCCCTCCAGTTCGTCGAAGCGGCCTACCTCGTGGCGCACTATGATTTTGTACGAGCGGGTGCCGTTTATGATCCCGGCCTCGGGCTTAACCACGACTTGGGGCAGACCGGGCACCTTCGGCGAGTTGCCGAACAGCGCCACGTCCTTTATCGAGCCTTTTTTGAGACGGTCGATCACGTCCTTAACCACCGTAGATCCCCCTTGCGTCGTCGAGGAAGGGCGCGGCCAGTTCCCTCACCGTGGGCTCCAGCAGGGCCTGGACGTTCGTGTTTCTGGGATCCCGGCCCATCCACTCGAGCCACTTGCCGTACGCCGCCGTGTGCCACAGGCTCCAACCGACACCGCTTTCATCACGATCCGCTCTCCCCTTGATGCCGACGACGGCATCCCCGGTTTGGTTGGTCCAGAACTCACCGCTTCCATGGTTCCTTCCCTGCCTGTCCTTCGCGGCGTTCTCCGCCCTTAGCTTGTACTCATGGCAGAGGGCGAACAGTCCGGCGTTTCTTGCGGCGAACATGTCATCAATCCGCGCCGTGACCCGCTCGATGTCGGCATCAATGGTGACATCAGCCATTGCGCACCACCCCTCTGGGATGACCGTGCGCTCCGGCGCGGTGCGACTGTAGGGCGCTCGAGAGCTGGGCTATGGCCGCCAACGCCTCACACTCCGTAAGGGGGATCTGGCCCCGAATAGTCCACGTTCCCGCGATCGACCTTCCTTGCCAGTTCCTTTCCCGAGGGGGAATGGGACGGCGACTGTACGGATGTATCCTCAAGCCCGTTCTCCTTCGCCCACCTCTCTATATCGGCACCGCCGGGATCCCCGTTGGCGTGGTCCCTGATTTCCTGAATGAACTTGTCATGGTTTTTCAGGCGGGGTCTGATTATGCACATGCAATTTGGGTGAGGATAAGCGAGAACCGTGTCTATCGTGTACGGGCTTCCCAGCGCCAGATCCTCGCATATGTCGCAGTCGAACGGATCCGCCGGGTTGAACCTGAGCCAGTCGTACTCACCGGTGCAGGCGGGATTGGTCTGCCCCTCCCTGATGGCCTCCTCCTGCATCATCCGGTACTGCTCCGAGCGGCGGATGCGTATGACGCGGTAGTCCACCCCAGCCTTGCCGAGCCGCCGCTTGTATTCCTTCGTGCCGGGTAGCAGCTTTCCCCACCTTCCGGGGATGACGGTCGGGCCGAACCGCCCGTGCGCCATGATGTCGGCGGCGGTGGTTTTTATGTCCCTGCCCTGGGATATGCCGCCGAGCACCGTGTTGAGGATTGCCTCCTCGGTGTGGTTCACCGTGTCCCAGATCGACTTGCTCAGCGAATGCGTCTTGCGGTCGACGAATTTCACGTACTCTCGCGGGGGTCTGGTCGGATTGCCGATATCGTTTCTGACCATGCCGTCAGGGAACGCCGAGTTGACGACCTTCGCCTCCTTGGAATGGCCTTCGTACATATCCGCGATTTTTTCCCTGCTCAGGCGGTGCCCAGGCACCTCGTCCAACGCATCAAGGATATATTTCTTGTTGATGTCAGCGACAAGGAAAACGGCCTGCTCGCGAGCCCCCAGCACGGTTTTCATGATGAAATCGTAAAGCTCCCTCCGTGGAAACGCGGAACGCACCTGCTCCTCAAGAAAGGATCTGCCACGGCTTTCCCTCACCGCCCTCGCGACGACGGCGAAAATACGGACGTACTCACGGCGTATCCTCCTGCCCGCCTCCATGGCGCGGCCCATCATCGTTCGGCGGACCTGGATATATGCGTCGTGGTACTCCGTCTCGGTCATCTGCCACCCGAGTTTTCCATGTCCCTTTCGTCGTCGTCCAGGTCATCGCCGTCCCCTTCCGTGGAATCGTCCGAGTCGGGATCTTTGGCGTGATCCGTCGCCGTCCTCGCCTCCGCGTCGGTGTACAGATCGCCCTTGAGCGGCAGGGTCTGGCCCTTGAGCATCTCGAACATGTCGGCCTTGATCCTGTCCCTTGTACGCTCGGGCATGTCAGGGTAGAACTTGTCGATGAAGTACTTAACGTCGTCGTAGCCCATGGAGGCGTCGTTGATGATGCGGCCCAGACCCTGGGTAAACATGCCGAATATCTTCGCCATCGTCTCCTTGCTCACCATCTCGAACCGGTCCCACTCGCAGCGCACCTCGCCGTAGCGCGTCTGCTCCATGAAGCCCCTGATCGTCAGCGTCTGGTTGAAAAGCTGCGTGAAGGCCCTGTTCAGCTCCCGCCGCAGACCGTGGACGTACTCCACGCCAAGGTCCTTCTGCACGTCCGTGCTGGCGTGGTTGCCGGTCGCCAGCCCCGGCCAGAAAAGCTCGGGGACGCCGGAGCCGACCACAAGCAGCTTGAGGTTGGCGTTTATCGCCTCGGTGTGCTGCCTGGTCGCATCCGCCGGAAGGTGCAGGAAGTCGGTCTTTTCCTCCCCTGCGGTGTTGATGTAAAAATCGTCCTCGAACGGGTTTATGTCGTCGAGCGTCCCGTTGTCGCCGTAGTTGTTTTTGAGCCACGTGTCAACGTTGTTCGTCTGCTGCACCAATTTGGGCTTGAATTTCGCCAGCACCTCGTCACGCATCCTGTGGATGTCGTGGGTTGACTTGAACAGCCGCAGGTTGCGCCCGAATATTGAGTGCCCCCGCCACTCGTCTTCCTTGCACTCGTGCCCGAAGGGGATGGGGATGAACCCGAATGGGTTGTTGTACCTCTCGCTCCTCAGCTCCCTGCCTTCGCCCGTCCACCACACCTGCACGTAGTCCCGCCCGATGCGCCGCTTGCGCTCCGCGCGCTTGACCTGGTTGTACCCGTCCGAGTAGCTCACCATGACGTGGTCCCACACGACGTTGATCTCGTTGGTGTCCACGTCTATCTCGATGTCCGTGACGTTCTGGTCGGGGATGGCCTCCCAGATGACGCGCCCAAGTTTCCTGCTGTAGCGGCACCACCGCCACGCCGTGCCGATCAGCAGGTACGTCTGCACGATGATCGGGAACTCGTCGCCCTGGTCGCGAAGGATGTCCGCCACGGCCTCCTGCGTCTTTTCGTCCGGCGCCCTCGGCGTGGGGATGCCCACGAGGTTGGTCGGCACGCTTATCGGCGTGTACGCCATCGGGGACGCAAACTGCAGCCCGTCCACGTCGCCGTAGAACAGGCCGTACAGCAGATCGGCGTTCGACTGCGAGCCTCCCGTCATGTCCACGGTTTCCGGGCGGTTTGGGTGTCCCCGTCTGCCAAGGTTCCGCGCCTGCTCGCCGCCCTTTTTCCAGAAGCCCAACGGCCCGAGTATTTTCTTGAAGTGCCCGCCCTGCAATACGCTGTCGCTCATGTGGATTTGCCCCCTTTGCCGTACCCATCGGCTGTTCCAGTTTGTTCCTTCGCGAGTTCCCGGAACAGTTCTTTCGTGACGGTTCTGATCTGCCCAGTCGCCTTGTTTTTCAAGGTGTATTCTTTTTTCACATGGTCATGTTCGATAACGTCCCACATAAAGGACGGTGGCGGTGCCGGCCGCGCTTTTTTATTCATCCGCTATCCCCCCCTGTTGTTTCTTGCTAAGGAATTATAGGCTCCAATGAAAACATCTTGTCAACCACTTGTCAAAATTTTCAGGTTTTGTTGGAGCAATTTTTGTACAGACAGGCATAACTGTTTCCTCAGTCATCGCTTCTCCTTCGCCTCGCCGCCATCTGCCTGCGGAACCCCTCGTCAAGCTCGGTACTTTCCTCGAACGCCTCACGTCGCAACGAGGCGGCACTGTCAGGCGCGTCGTCATGCCCGTTGCCGTCGGGTCTCCAGTCCAGTATCTGGTTCATGTATTCCGGATCGGTCTGCTCGTCCCAGATTATATCATGCCACACTTGGTATAGGTGCGTGGAGATCTTTATTTTTTTATTCATNCTTTCGGCNTAGGTACGGCANCTAAGTCCGCGATCCTGCAATTCCTTCGCCAGAAAACCCTTGTCGGCGTTGCTTTCCAAGAATATTTCCGAACAATGCCATTCACTGTATTTCCGCTCGACGAAGCCGTACCAATCCCGCACGTTGCCCTCGAACACCCAGCCTATGGCACGGGTCTTGCTCATGACGGTCATGGCGCAGGTATCCCCCCCTCCATAGGCGGCGTCGATATGGGCGACCACTTTCTCCCCCGTGCGCCATGTATCCGTGTCGAA